TTTATTTCTTTGCCATTATTTTCCTTGCTTTATTTTGGGGCGGTGCTATTTTTATAGCAAGAATAGACCCTTCCTATGATATGCGTAAGCAATGTTCATTGGCTTCATTTCATCCCGACATCACACCTGAGATGCGTGAGAAGTGTCGTGAACTATTGAGGCATAAACTATGAAAAAAATTACTTTACCTCGCCATGTGACACTGAAACAGCCAACTCCCCCCTGCCCAAAAGGCTTGTTTGAATTCGCCTGTTCAGTAGAGGATGTGGACCTTATATGCTTTCTGGAATACAGCCCAGAAGAGAAAGGATCAACCGATTCGCTTGGCTCACCTTATGAGCCTGATTTAGAAGAGGGAATGATGCTCAATAACGCATACATCGCTGGCACTGATGTGGACATTGCCCACATGATCTTGCAGGGGTTAGTGGACCACATTGAAGTGACTGCGCTGGAGAAGTTTAAGGATGGTGACAAATGACTGATTTTGTCGTTGTTAAAACACATCCCAATATGCTTTTGTACATTGATATGTTGCAAAAGAAAAATGCAGAAGCACTGTCTTTTTATCCCAAACAAGTTTTTGAGCGCGAGGCTGAAAATGGCCGGTTATTTTTAGGTTTACTTAATGGTGAACCTTGTGGTTATTTGTATGTTGGTGCAGCTGGTAAAGATGTCAAATGCCATCAAGTCTGCATTGAATATGATGCCAGACGCAGACTTTATGGAGCGCAAATTGTTTCTGTTATGGAAAATTATGCTCTTGAGGGTAGATCGTCAAGTATTACTTTGCGCTGTGGATTTGACCTTGATGCAAACAAGTTTTGGAAAGACATGGGTTATGAGGTGATCATGCACCAGCAGGGGGGCGTGAGACGCATGAGAACAATAAACATTTGGCGCAAACAATTAACCCCAGAGCTTTTTGAAAACATTGCACTTGAGCCGGCAGTTGGCAAAACAAATTCGACCTTGTGGCGTAAAAATAAAACCACTGGGATCATTACTGGATTTCATAGAGGCAAACAAATGCAACAGTACCGCGCAATTTTGGTTGATAAGGATGACCAAGCCAAATGACCATAAGACCTACCCCCAGCCATAGATGCCTGCCTTGACCTGGTCAATGACCTACTTCACCCAGAAGTCTTTGGCCATGCAATCCCCAATGAAGTCAAAACCCGTGCATTCGTTGTCAGGGCCATGCTGGAGCGCTTGAAAGCCCGAATGGATGTGCAGGCATGACCAGAGGCTTGAAACCCCGTGTAAGCCCTGCCATTGAGGCAGCGCTTCAAAAGAAAGGCAACCTCTCAGACCTAGACTTGGCCAAGTTGTGCTTCTGTGCCAGGCGCAGTGCTGCGAGGATTCTGTTTGATCTGCACCGCCATGAATTGGTATATATCAGTGGATATACCAGAGTGAGCGCCAATGGCCAGTGGCGGCCATTGTGGTCATGGGGTGATGGGGATGATGCAATTGCCCCTGGTCCAGTGCCAGGCTCAGACCGGATTAAGAAATACCGCGACAAAATGTCAGCAGACGACAAAGACTTTGGCCTAGCCAGGCGCAGACAGAAAAGACGGGTCGTTAAACGCGACCCTCTGGTGGCCGCGTTTTTTGGGAGTTGATATGCTTTTACCTATCGTGAACACTGAAAAGAAAATGCCTGCCAAGATGCTTGAGGCTCTTGGGTTGCATGAGACGCGCTGCGTTGTGACTGGCGTTAAGTCAGTGACAGAAGAGTCAGTCAAAGCATTTTTGACTGAGCGCTACGGGGAAAAGTTTGCTAATACTTTTGACCCTCAATTCTTGTTTAGTAGCCAAGACCTCTAAGTAATTCGTCTGTAATCAAACCAGCATACGGGTGCATTTGCATTGCTCTCAAGTCTGATGGTCTTGGGTTCATTGGGTCTGGAATGCCCCTAGCCTTTACGACATCAGGCAGCAATTGGAAAACATTGATGTCTTCGGCCAATGTGCCAATCCCCTTACCAGGAACACCACCAGGGTAAGCTGGGTGAGGGGATTGAAGCAAAGAATTGCCAGCAAATATTTCGCCAACATTTTGCAAGCCACCTTCTTGCGCTGCCAATTGCATTGGGTCTGAAACAGCAAGCCTTGCGCTGCCAATATTTAAACCGCCTTCATTGCGGAAATCCCTGTCCATCATTGCCTTAATGGCTTTTCTCTTTTTATCTGGTGCAGCCCTAAACTGCTGAACACTTGCTGGATCAGACACACCGGACCAAGTTGGGATAAATTTCTTGATTGACTTGTCTAATCTATTTTTTTGCCTGCTACCCATGGCTGCATCAGCATAGGCCAGCATGGTTTCGCCAGTCATTTGCGCAAAGTCTCCACCAGTTGGGGCCATGCGATAAGGCAAATAAATTGGATTTTGTCCTGTCGCGCTTTTAACCTCTGCTGCGTATTTCATTAAGGCTTTAGCAGGCGCATCACCAGAAGACCAAACAAGCCCAGGGTTGTTAAACATGAAGTCTTGGCCACCAAGCAGGCCCACTGGCCGATTGAATTGCACATTGTCAATCCCAAGCAAACTACCGCCAGCAGCTGTGCGATCTGCCATGCTTGTGATAAATGGCATACCGGCCAAGCTGGTCAATGGAATTGATGGCGCGTTTTTAGCGTTTGGATTGAGCTGCACATCACGGGTCATCGCCTGCATTCTGGCCTGCTCTAAAATCCTTGGGTCATATCTCGGATCAAACGCGCCAAAGCCACTACGGCCAGCCTGGGGCAAAATATTTGATTGAGCGCCCTGCGCTAAGTCACGCAAGACATCAGCGCCAGCACCACCGCGCTCAAGTGTTTTTCTGACTCTTGGCTCCATAGCCCGTTCAAGGTCCATACCCCTGCGCTCTGCCTGGGCCAGATAAGCCTGCCGCGGGATTGAGCCAAGTGCAATAGCCTCTGGAATTACTGGTGGCAGCTTGCTTGCTTCCATGAACTGTGCAGCCTTCTGCAAAGCCTCTTGGGCCACCTTGCCCCGTGGGACATAGGTGTTGCGCTCCATGAATTTTTTAGCCTCTTCTTCGGCAATGCGCACAGCTTCTGGGCTGCCATAGTAGCCACTGGTCAAACCTTTAAACAGCCCATATGGAGCGCCAACAACACCAGACAAGAGTCCAGAGCCAAGAGTCGCACCAGTCTCGCCAATGCCTTCTAGGTAGTCCAACAAGCCTGCCATGATTACTCCTTATTGGCCAGTGACAGTTTTGATCTGCTTGTAATAGGTATCAATTGCGTCTTTCATTGTCGGCTCTGCTTGGCCAATGGCCAGTAGCTTGCCAATCTGGGCATTCAATGAGTTGGGGTTATTAACCACGGCCCTGCTGGTATCAGACACCCAACGAATAAACCTTGGGCTTTCCAGTAACTTGGCAGCCGTGTTGCTGGTTAGCACCAAGCCACTCAAAGCAGCCGCACCGCCAAGCAATGCGCTTGGTACATCTAAACCGGCAACACCGCCACCGACCAATCCACCGCCTCCAAGCAAAGCTGATGTCACCATCTGAGCGCCAGCAGTGTTAGATGTGTTGACCATCTTGCCTGTCTCACGCGCACCAGTTGCCACTTTGACCATGTCATTCATGGCTGGGATGATGTTGCGATAACGCTCACCAGCAAACAGCACTGTTTTAGCGCTGTCACTCAAGTTGTTCCAATTGGTCAGGAATGTTGTGGGACTGAATTGATAGCTGTCAGCACCAACTTCAGCGCCTTCTCTTACGCCAGCTTTTGCATTGCCCAATTGCTGCCAAACTGATGCCGACACTGTGTCCCACTCATCAGGCTTAAAGTTTCTGCGCAATAACTGCAAACGGCCAATGCCATCCTTTGTGCCAGACAGCGCCATTTGGGCCGCTGACACATCTAAGTCTTGGTCCACAATCTTTTGCAATGCAGGCAGATTAACTTCTCGATTAAAACGCACATATCGGTCATGCAGCTTAATTGCTCTGCTTGCAATATCACCAGACTGGTCAGCAGCAGACACTACATCTTTGCGCAATGCATCATACAAACGGGACAAGGCTGGGGTTTGTGTTAAACCAGAAATGTCTGGTCTGTCCAGTTCTTTGCCGACAGCAGTTCGCATTGAGCGCAATGCATCAAATGGAACACCGCCAAAGCCAGACTGCGCATCGGTCACAACACGCATAGCCCGATCAATGACTGGCTGCAACATAGGACCAAATGTCTGTGGGCTTCTGGCAATTTCAGCTTGAAGATCAGCCACCAGTTGGCCTGTGTTTGTTGCTGCAAATCTGTTTTTTGGACCGACAGCATTGGCCACAATGTCGTCAATTTGCTCGCGTCTTTGTGCAAAGCGCTTGCCGGCAGCATCTGCACCTTCTTGCACAAACTTGCCTAAGCCGCCTTTTTCTTTAAACATTACGCCAGGCGTGACTCCTGGGCCTTTAGTTGCGCGTGAGAGTTGCTCTGCAATCTCTGTGGCGCGAGTACCCATCACATTGCCCATCTCGTCATACATGGGGCCAATGACTTGAGCGCCACCAGGCGTTTGCAGTAGGCCAGCTTCAAGGCGCTGAATCGCAGGGCTTTGTGTGGCCACACCAGCAGGCAATGGAATGCCAAGACGGGCAGCGGCTTGTGGTACACCTTGCCGAATGCCTGCAATCTTTTCTTGGATCGGGGTCAATAGCTTTGGCAGGCCGGCCTCGACCAACTGGCCAAAGCGCTGGCCCAAAGCATTGACTGTAATGTCTTTGGTAACACCAGCGGCCTGCTCCATGCCTGGTCGGGTTTCCGCAGTTGGGCCGCCATACTGCATACCCATCTCGTAGATTTTCTTAAACAATGCACCACCCGCACCAGCGCCACCGACCATGCCAGGTGGACCAAATGGGGCCATGGCAGCAGCGCCAGCGCCAGAGCCAACAAATTCTGCAATCTCTGGTCCTGCGCCTGCAATGTCACCCATTGTGGGCAATGGAATGCCAAAGAAAACGGGGTTGTTTTCGTTCATCAGTGTGGGTCGTTTTGTCTTTGGGTCCGTATAGATGAAGTTGTCTTTGTCGTACTGCTGGGCATCAGGAAAGAATTTCCTAAGTGTTGACAGTTTGTCTTCGCCAGTGGTGGCAGCGCCCACAGCTGCGCGAACACCGACTGGCGCGCCAGTGGTCTTGTTGATATCAGTGCCAGGGGGCATCGCTGAGATCATGCGAATGTAATCGGCCAGCTTTTGAGCCGCTGGCTTATCACCGGCAAGGTCTGCCGCCTGCAAAGATTTATACAGCTCGTCTAGTGTTACATCAGCCATTTTTAACCTCCAGCGCCAGGGTATCGTTTAAGTATGTCACCAATCCCTGGTGGTGTTTGAAAGCGCTGGGGCATTGCTGGCACAACTGGCTGCTGACCAGTTACTGGCACAGGGAATTGCCTGTTAATCATTTGCAATTCACGCTGTGCTTTTTCTTTTAATTCTGTAATTTTTGAATATACATAATCTGGACCACCATATCCTTTTAAATATGAAGATAGTTGAGTTGGATTAGCCAGCTGCTGAAGCAAAATTCTTTCGTCTGGGCCATTCAAAACACCAAGGTTTTGCAATTCTTTTAATTGCAAAATTGAATCTTGGAATCGTGCTTCTTGCGTTCCTCCAGCTTTACCCATTCCACCGATCTGCATACCTTCTTGTTGAATGCTAGTTTCAAGTGCATTAAGAGAGCCAACCAATTTTTCAATTGTTAATGCCTGTTTTCTAGCGTCTGTAACTTGACCAACTGATGGTGCAAATGGTGATGACTTACCGCCAGCGCCTGGGAAGCTACCTGGCTGCGCTTGCACTGGCCCACTAGGCGCTGCTTGAGCTGGCCCTGGAGCGCCACTAGGCATTTGATCGCCACTAGGCATTTGAGCGCCACTAGGTGCTGCTGGTAATTTTCCTTTATAAGTCGGTCTTGCAAATGATGCTGGCAATGGTGATGGTTGCTCGTAAACTGTTTTTGTAGAGCCATCAGCCTGCAGTTTTTCAACCGGCACAGGTTGACTTAATATACGATATGCCAAAGCATATTGAGCTGAATCTGGCTCTTTAGTCAGCAAGGTATCGTAAGCATTGCCCTGCAATCCACCACCAAACACACCCTCATATCCTCTGAGTAATTTTGGCTCATTAGTTCTAGTATTTAGCTGATAAACGCTTCTAGGGTCTAGGCCCATAGCTGTCACTTCTTCTTTTTTCATTGGTCTGAAAGTATCAGCTTTCAATGACTCTTCAAAAATCTTTGGCAGCATTGCCTTTGGATTAAATGCAGTAATTAGTCTTTGTTCTGGACTTAAATTAGTAAACATCCCACCAAGTCGAGCCGCACTTGGCTGCGCTGGTACATCTGCTCTAGGGGCATCTGGTGCAAACACTTGCACACCAGGACCATCAATGTCTGTTCGTGGCAATGGAATTTGAGCGCCTACTGCTTGTGGAACACCTACGGCTGCTGTAGGGTATAGCGCCTCTCTTATGCGCTTATTAAAAACTGATTCATCCTTGGCCTCAGTCAATTTTTGTCCCAAAAGCAAATCTTGCAGTGACCCAGCTCTAGCCTGCTGATAACCTTGCTGGCCAGCCATCAAAGCTCCACCAAGTGCTTGGCCAAGGCCAATGCGCTGTGGACCACGGCCACTGGACTGAAGCAATGAAGCAGCTGCTGCCAGTGTCGCATTGCGGCCCAAGAGCTTGCGCTGGTCTTCTGTCAGCAATGCATCAAGACCTGATGGCACACCGCCACCAGGCATCCCACCAAACATACTGCCTAAATTAGCGAAATCAAAGTCTGCCATTTTGTCTTCCTTATCTGCCACTTAAAAGACCGAGAATACCGCCACCAATTGCACCCACTGCTGTTCCAATCCCTGGAACAACACTGCCCAATTGAGCGCCAGCCAAAGCACCACCCAAAGCACCAGCAGCTGGGTTGGAGTATTGAGGTGTTGACGCCTGCATTCCCAAATTGGCAGGGGTCGCACCCAGTGAAGTCTGCACCACACCAAGACGCTGCAAACCAATGTTTCGGATTGCATCCATTTGTTGCTGGTCCAAAGCCTGACGCGCACCGCCAGCGGCCATGACCGCTTGAGCGCCACCAAGACGCAATGCTTGTTGCTGTGCAGCCAAATTACCTAGCTGACTTGCACCGCCTAGCCTTAGTTGCGCACCTTGCAAGCCCGCTTGCTGATTGGCAATGTCGGCTGCTGATCTGCGACCAATGTCGGCCTGCTGCATAGCCATGGCCTGGTTAAATGCTTGCTCGTTTAAAGTTGTCCCAAGGTTGGCAGCCTGCTTGGCAAACCCTTGGTTAGTCAAAGCCTCGGCCACACCTTGGCGTGATCCACCAAATGCTCTGGCAGCTGTGGCACGTTCACCAGTCTGCTGAATGGCAGAACGTCTTGCAGACTCCAAATCGGCCAAAGCGTTGGCGCGCACAGACTCTGTATAGGGATTCATGTAACTGCCAATTGAGCCTGGTCCGGTCATTCCCAAATTGGTCTGTTGCGCTGAAATCTGACCAGGCTGATAAACACCGCCATAAGCCGCCATCTGCGCGGCCAAATCTGTGCCACTGATGCCTGGGCCAGCAAGGGCCGTGTTGACCAGAGCCTCCTCGCCTGCCTGATACAAAGGGTTGTAGCCAGCAAACTGCTGAGTCGGTAAAGCGCCAGCGACCCCTTGGGCCTGCTGAAAGTTGGCCAAGAATGCTTCTTTGATCTGTGGATCAATGGAGCTTGTTGATGTTGATGTTCCACCCTTAGACATATTATTTCCTTTAATCTAAAAGAGACTTGATTTTCTTGGCAGGCACTTTGCCTTCATTGATCATGTCCAGAAGTCCCTTGCCATACTTGTTGACTGCTGACTTTTTGATCACATATTCACCGCGATCTAACATTCCAGCACCATCATCTGGACCAGGAGGGTTGGGGCCAAATAAACCATTGACCATGCCGCCTTGGTTATAAGCATTCTCAGGAGACACATTAGCCGCAGCAGCAGCCTTTGCTTGGGCAATTTCGTCATACAGCCCTGGGTTATAGCCACCCATTGGGATGTCGGATACCACATTCATGTATGGGTTAAAGGGGCCAGCGGGTCTCATCTGGCCCATGATCTGAGAGTATGGAGAGCCAGTGCCACCAACTACATTGGGGTTGTACTGAGCGCCAATTGGGATGGATTGGTAGTTCTGAAAATTTTGCGCAAAGCCTTGAGTCGCATTGGCAAATGGGGTTGTGCCTGGCGTTGTGACTGGTGTTGTAACTGGCGTTGTAACTGGTGTTTTTGGAATGATTGCTGGAGCGCCAGTAGGTGAAATACGTTGCTCATACTGACCAAATTTTGTGTAATGCGTATCAGCAAATTGCTGTGGTGTTAACCCATAGTTGTTTACTAAATATGAAGCCGCCACATCAGGGTTTTGCGTGAAATATGCTGGCAATGCTGGGGGCGCAGACGTTGTTGTAGGCGCAACCGCAGCAACTGGCGCAGCCCTTTGCTCTGCTTGTCCATAAAGTGCAAAGTGAGTATCAGCAAATTCCTGTGGCGTTAAGCCATAGGTGTTTTCTTTATATGCAGCAGCAACATCTGGATTTTGCTGAAAATATGCCGGTAATGTAGCCATAGTCTTTCCCCTATAAATCTTTTGCAAGTACAGCCCATTGTGGACTGTACCCTTCGTCTTTTAAAAATGTCTTTGCCCAGCCCTTTCGGCCTGCCAAAGTCACCCTGGTGCATCCAACCGATTTGCCCCAGGATTCGATCAATGGTCTCATCCTTGAGAGTTCATCTAGGTCGCCACCAGCCAGAAAATAATGCAAATTCTTTAGCCTGGGATAGACAATGATCTCTGTCAATACCACCGAATTCTTGGCTGGCCACAGCTGTAATCTGTGATCCTCAACCATCTCAGCGATATCGTCAAAATTATGTGTGCCTCCAGAGTATTCTAATGCCGCCTCCACTTGTTGGCGCAGCCTTTCCAAATGCTCTTGGTCACTCATCTCTTACCGGCTGCGACAGCATCTAGTCTTATTGTGCCAATGCGCCAATCTGCCAATGTGTTACCAGTCACCTTCATATTGACCTGACGACCAGAAAACCGCACACTTGTCGGGTTGGCTGCCGTATATGGCCCAAATGTGGACTCAGTGCTTGTGGGGTAAAGACGGGTTTTAAAGGAAACTACCGCCTCACCCAAGGTCTGCTCATCTGGCACAACTTGGCGCACAGACATGATGTTGTCGCCATTGCCAATCTGTATTGGACCAGACTCGGCAAAGAGTGTTGCGCCATCATAGTCAAAACCAACCTCATGCTCATTGACTTCGCCAGCCTCATCGACCATCAGTGGCAGCGTGAAAACGCCAGCGTCAGTGCCTGATAACCGCGCCAATGTTCCAATGTTCCAGTGATTTTCGCGGTAATTAAAGGTCACATAAGAGTCATTCTCAATGCCTGCATTGCTGGGGTAAAACCACCAAATCTCACCAAACTTGCTGTTATGAACGGCATGGACCTTTGACCGCTGGTCCAAATTGATGTTGTTAAAAACAAAGTCTGAGACATCGCAGGGCAACGGCTTGGTATAGCCGTCATAAATCCAAAAGCCTGACTTACTCATCCAAATGGCTGCCGTATCAATGGCCGCCACCGCTTGGGCAGAAATCAAACCGCACCCAGAGCCAGCCTTCTCAAAACCATAAACAAATGGCGCACCGACATATTGGGCCGTGTGGACATCCACATCGGTAAACAACAAGTTGATGCCCTTGACCCGCTTGCCTGCCATCAGTGTGCCAGGCGTTGTCAGTTCATAGTCACCGGCCAAGTTGTCTGTCGCTGGAGTCCAAACGGTATTGTTTTCTTGGTCACACCACCTGACTTTCCGAGGATTTCCACCAGCGCCAAGGGCAAACAGGAATCGCTCGGCAGTCACTAAAATGGCCTTGTTGCTGGTCGGTGCGTTGGTGATAACTGCCGCCAATGTGGGTGTTGCAAAGCCTAGCTGCCACTCGTAAATCTTGCCATCGTAGTCTGAACAACCCACCAAGTATTCGCCCCAAGTGTCGAGGCTCCAAGTGGTGGCTATGTTTGCCGATCCGGTATCGGGCCGTGGCACACCATAGGCAAAACTGCCGTAAAGGTTTTTGCCGTATCCGGTGGTGCTTGTTGCATCAATAAAACCAGTTGTAAATCCAGTGGGTGTGATGTCTTTCAGAACACCCAACACATCCATTGCAAAGAGCTTGGAGTGAGTGCCCAGGCCAATGTAAGAGTTGGCATCGTCATCGCGCCAAGTGATAATTGCCCTGCAAGCACCGGTCACAGTTGATGCAGACTTTGCCCTCCAGCCATTGACAGGCCGGAGCGTGTTTTCGTACCAGCGCACAAGGTTGGCATCGTTCCACCGGCCAGCAGATTGATATTCTGTGCCATTTCGGTAAACACCTGGAGGTAGTTTGATGGGTATGTACATGGCTAAATTGTAGGTAGATTTGAGACAAAAGACACAGTGACAATGGCTGATGGCACTGCTGGCCGTGTCGGGCTTGTTCCGGCAGCAAAATGCTCCAAGGTCACATCGACATTGTCAACCTTGTAAATGATTTCAACATAGTCGCCTGCATCTAATTCAATAAAAAAGTTCAAGGCCGCAATCATGTGGCTGGGATCACCTGCGCTTCTTCTTGCAGGGGGGTGATACCGGCTGTTTGAGTTGTCTACGTTTGTGCCATTCTTGCGAAACCAGATGTCCACATCGTGGCTGTCGTTTGTGGTGTTTTTTAGTTGAATCGAAAACTGAATATTAAAAACACCAGAGTCTGCAACATTGAACCTTGAGCTGTTTGACAGCGTGACCCCGTTAGAGATGTCTGTCGTGTTAAATGTCACAGCAGTGGCAGCAGTGGTGCTTGCCGCCACCTGGTCAGTCGAGTCGTGAAAAGCCCCGTGGGGTATGTTCAAAAACTTACCGCCCTTTGGACCAAACAAAGCGCCCAATGTGCTGATCAGTTTTCTGAAGTACCCGTTTAGCGCACCATTGTTTTCGGCAAAGTAGCGCTTCTCATAAGCCTCTGGCGCAAAGCCAAGGCTTGGGATTGATGGGACTTCTAATTGTTGCTGCTTATTGGCCATGGGCTAATTATGTCAGGACAGACAGTGCATGGTTAATGTGTTTGATCCGATCATCTAGACCAATAAAGCCGCCATTGATTTTTTTGGTCATGGTCCGATAGTCTTGACTGTCAGCATACTGGTTGAGCTTCTGAGTGTCCCAAAACCATCCGGCAGTCAGGGCGGCATACTGGGGCGTGGCCACCAGCTCCGGCTGCATGATCAGGTCCACGCCAAGCGCTCGGCCTGCGTGGTGGTAGTTGGCAGACCCAGTCAATTGAATGCACCCACGGCCTCGGAAACGATAGCCATCCCCACTGGCCTCATCCCTGTTACCCATTCGGCTGCTGTAAACAGTGTTGGCAATGAGCTTGGGATTTCTGGCACACATCTGGGCCTTGGCCGGGTCAAAGCGCTTGGGCCAGAGCTTTTGTAGTGCTTCGGCTTTGTAATTGAGGTTTTCCTCAAGAATCCTAAAATTACCACACTCATGGCCACACTGGCCAATAAAGGCAGCCTGGCGCAATGGCGTGGAAATGTCAAAGCGCTGGAATGTCTCGTTTAGCGCATCGACCCACTCTGGGCCAATGTGCAGTTGTTTAAGTTGCTCACTATTGACCATTGACTAAAACCCTCACTTCGTTATAGGCGTTGATGCAGGCGTTGAGCTTGTTGATGGCTTTGTCTCCTTCGGCTGCGAGGTCGATAAGAGTTGCAATAGTCTGTCGCTCAAGTTCGCTTTCATCGGGCTGGCTGGGTTGGATATTTCCAGTGGCAACACTGGCACTTGCATTGGCTTGTGGACAACTTGGGGCTGGGAGGCGCAGCCGACCAGTGCGAGCAAGCTCATGCATAGCAGACTGTTTTTTCTTGACATCATCTTGGGCCTTTCTGAGTTTTGTTTCCTGGTCAATCAACTTAGTGCCAAGCTCTGCCTCTTTGGCTCTGGCTTCATCATTCTTTTTGGCAATGGCAATTTTCATGTCATTGTCCCTGTCTTCCCATCCAAAGTGATAACCACCTCGGTAAGAGCCAAACAAAGCAATGGCAATTGCCAGAGCAAGGTAGGGTAAAGGTATGCCAAACATTATTCTGACTCCCGTCTGGCAATGGCCAGCTGCTCGCGCTCATGGTCATCCTCAAGATGGTCCGGTGGCGTTGTGGGTGGTGGCCCAGGAGTCCAAGACTCATCAAGCTCTGGGTTGGTCCAAGTAGGCATGGCATTAAAGCCATGGTTATTGCTGTAGCCTGGTGTTGAATAGCCACCCATTGGCTGGCCAACGCATTGCCCCATTCGTGGTGGCTGCTTAGAAGTCATGGCACGTTTACCAATAACACCGCCAATGCCGCCAACAATCAGCAGAACGATATCGTTCAGCATCTTTGTATATGCCTGATCAATCGGGGCCATGCTCTTGATTGGCTGGGTGACAAAAGTCACAGAGTACAAAAGCGCAATCACGATAAAGAAAAGAATCAGGGTCACAGCAAGCACCACTATGCTCCAGACCCTGACCTCAATCTCTTCAGTTGTTAGGTTTAACTTCGTCAATCTTTTTCTCCAAAATTGGTGCTACTAAATACTCAGGGCAAGTCTGAGTGAATAGGCATCTAGGTTTCTGGCACTCAGTTGCGTGAAAATTGTCAGGGTTCTGGCACTTATAGCGATATTTTTCTTCGCAGCCAGTCAGCAGTAAAAGAAGCAATAAATATCTCATTTGCCTAATCCTATTCTACCCAGCAGTAAATTAACGATTCGGTCCGATAAGTCATCCGGCAAAAATTTGAGGAAGCCAAGGGCATATAAAGCCACACACCCGTAAACGAATATTTTGAGGCATAGGTCAAAGGTCTTTTGATACTCATTCACCGACCACACCTTCTGGTAGTGGCACAGAAATCCATCATTTCGTTGATACCAACAAAGACTAAAAACAAGACAAAAAATATCCCGCCAATGGCCAAACCAATCTCTAGTTGTTCTTGCTCTTTTTCTTTGGCTTTCTTTGCTTCTGCCTTTAATGCACTTATCTCTTTGGCATCTGCCAAATCCATCTCGGCCTGCCTGGCTTTGATCTTGTTCCAGACATCGATCTTGCCGGTCTGCATGAAGAGCATTTTTAGCTCTTCCTCAAATGCTCTGGCTTGTTCCAAGGCCATCTCGATCTGTAAGGCCGTTCCCATGTTTGAGCCTTTGCCAGACTGCTTGGCTTGCAGCATGGCCTTGGTGGCCACAGACTTGGCATCGAAAAGTTTGCCAATTATTGGAGCCAGCGAGGAAAGGTCCTGGGCCACTTTGCTGGCCTTCTTGACCATGCTGATGGCGGATTGAATACCCGCCAGGGCTGTGATTGGATCGATCATTTCTTTTCTACCTTTTTCCACTCAAGGCAAACAACCTTCCGATTGTATACATCACCGGTCCATGCCCACCTGATGCATCTATATTCGGCAGCGGCTGCTAATAGGACCAGAGCATAGATCATGGCCAAAACATAATGATGACAAAAAAGCACCAGGCAATGCTGGCACTCAAAAGAGCCGCAGCAATCAATGCCACGGCCCAGTCTCTCATAGCCCGAAAATCTTCTTTACGAATTCGGCAGCCACCCCTGGGCCGAACAAAACCGCGGCAATCACGATATACAGCAAATATTCAATCTTTGTCATGCGCTTCGAGCCAGCGGCAAAACTTTTTTGAATGCCCTCGTACCTTTCAGCACAAATAGCTTCATGCACCGACAGCTTGGCCTCTGTCTCGGTGATCATTTTATCGGTCATCACACACCCATTTGTTTGCGTATCTTGGTTGCAGATATGGCGTGGGTAACATCGTCAAAAGACTCTTGCTCAATTTTGTAACCCACATCCCGACCATAGGTGATATTCACCACATTAGGCACAAGTTGTATCTCGTACTGACCTTGGTACAAAGGGTCTAAATCACGCTTGATAAAATCTTTAACTTGATTAGCCGCAAAGGGGTTTGAGTCGTTCCATCCCTGACAGTCTCTAATCTGGATAACCACCTGACCAGTTTTAGCCAATGCTCTCTCA